ATAATTCAGCGGTATATCTGTCGACATCAATTAACTCATAATCTTCGACAAAATTCATTCGACCCACTCCAAACCACACTCTTCACATTGCATATGTACAATGTCCTCGTCAACAACAAATGCTACTATTGACGATGAACCACAACGATCGCATTTCAAGTTAATCACTTCTTTGCTTGTCGTGGTGCGCTCACTAATTTCTTAGTGCTCTTTTTCTTGTCGGTATATCGATACCGAACAAGCTTGCCGTCTTTCTTGAATGTCTTACCATAATTGTAAGCCATCAAAAACACACTCCGTTGAGTTGTGACAAGAGACGGTCACTTACACCAAGGAGGTGTAGAAGTCCAACAGCCAAGAGGTATTCAATTCTGTTGTTCTTCACGTGGTTAAGAAGGGAAGCGGCAGTGGCCGTCTTCTTGACAGTTTCTACGGTTTCAGCTTCAGTGATCATGATATCACTGCCCCATTGGTACAGCTGCTACACCTTTGTAAGATCCTGGTGCGACATGCAAAAGGATGTCGATTTCAGGCATTGCGCTTGCGGCGACAGGTGTACCTGCCGCATCGAATCCCTTGATTTCTATTTGGAGAAGACCACATGGCGCGATAAATCCGCTCACGTGCCCGTCAACTTCCTGCGCACTGATCGCACCGTATGCGACAGTGACCGGGTCTGGTGCATTAGTTGCTCCACCCGGGTAGTTGTCCAAATCATACGGCGGGTTGTTTCCTTCAGCCTCAATGACAGTTGCCAATTCAGGCTCTTGACTGCCCGAGTCGGTCAGCAAATTGAAGAAACTAGTAGTCATTCCCGCCGGAACATTAGGATTGTTCGGGTTAAGCGTTGCTCGTGATTGCTCGTACGCTTTTACCAAGCTTCGCTTGGTAGACGTATCGTCCCCGATCAGAGTGACCGTGTACTCACTGGCAGCGAGTGGTTGACCAGTTGCTGGGTCAACATCGTGCTGTGGCATGACGTAAGTGGAGATGTTCCATTCGCCAGCTGCGTATGGTGTGCCAGCTCCATCACGTGCCATCATTTCACGGGCTACAATTTGTTGTGCATCCAATTGGACCTTGAAATCATGCCATTTCCCAGAAATACTGGGATTGTCTTCTAGGACTAATGCCTGCATCTGATGCCAAAGGGCCTCACCCTTGACGTGTGCATTTTGCACGAGCCAAGTATTACCAGCCGTTCGAACAGAACATTCGATCGTTGCGACTGTTCCACCCGCATTCTGTCGGAAAATAAACGACAGACCTTGGTACCCATACATTCTAGCTTGAGAATATAGGCGGCGGTTCACTTTAGAAAGTTCTCTGGCCGTATCGACATAACTCAAGTACGATCCAGACGTAGGGTCTGTTCGTAAGTTAAGTGTCGTAATTGCAGGCTGAATCTTTGTAGGCATAGATTAGGGGAAGTATACCCGGTTGATTATACTTCCCCCCGTAGCGCCCTACCCCCTCCGAAGCCTCACTCGGCATGGGCTGGCATGCACTCGGTCATCTTCTCCGCCTTTCAACCGGAGGTGAAGGCACAAAATGGTTCCGCAACGTTGTGCGTCATTTTGACCCTTTCAGACGAAAACGCCACCGGCCAGAAGACGTATATTCACACCTCTTCTGATTGCAACAACCAGATCGGCAAAAGAACTGCTCCTGGTAATTGCGCTTATTGTGAGCTGTCTTTTGTGTACCTGGACATGAACAATGCCAAGGTACAACCATCTCACTCGTTCCGTAGACCTTCTCTACATCCAAACAAGTTTGGCATTTCATGATAACCAACCCTCGACAATCATCTTACTTGCAAAAAATGAATTGCGAGTGCATAGCATGCACTTCGGCTTGGTCTTGCCAGCACGGCAATCAACCTTCACGTGGTGACACTTCGTGCATCTGTATATTTTCCAGATGGGTTTCATCGCCAACACCCGCAGTAGGTGTAGCCGCATCTAATGCAAGCATTCCTTAGCCTCTGGATAATCAAGATTGAATCCAAGTCTACTTTCCCGTCCATGCCTAAAGACGTCTGTCGGCAAATTATAATCAATTTGGTTGTTTCAATCGAACCAACTACTAATCCAAGTAACAATTGATTTACCCGGATAGTGCGCCGTGTCAGTCCCTGACATGCTATATGCTATCCCGGCCTGATGATCTGCAGTAGCAGCTCCCGGTCCGTGCGCTAATATTTCTGTTGATTTAATCGGAATCAAAGTGACTTCCTTCGCTGTCATCGAGATAAGAGTTCTCGTTGCCACATAACCTGAGCCGAATAACGCAAGTTGATACGGCTTCAGTTCTGTCCCGAGTACAGTAGTGTACTGTCCCGGGAGCGGTAGTGGTCCACGTGTAAACCGCTTATGCTGAATGCGCAATAATTCAGCGGTATATCTGTCGACATCAATTAACTCATAATCTTCGACAAAATTCATTCGACCCACTCCAAACCACA